TTTTCAAGATTGAAATGGAACGGAAAAATGGAAATTTGAAGTTGATAGGCGGATAGGTGGGGTAGGGATTGGCATGGCAGATGAGACATTGACGGACATCACGGCAGGCATTGAGGCGGGCAGGCAGGATGAGGCGGGGGGGCAGGATGAGGCGGGGGGGGCGGACGGAGCGGGCGAGCCGCCGTCCAAGGATCCGAAGCCGGACACGAGTAAGTTTGTCACGGACTGCCTGTATGCCAACGAACTGGGGGACGGCATTTTGTTTGCCCATCTGCACAAGGATAAATTCATCTGCAATAAATCATCCGGGGAATGGCTGCGGTGGGACGGGCATCACTGGGTGCTCGACGTAGAGGACATGGCCCGGGCCGGGGTGGAGGACGTAGCCCAGTCCTATATGCACGAGGCGGTCAACCTGGTTGGGAAAATCGACTGGGCCATCAAGGGCGATAAAAAAGACCTGGTGGCTAAATATAAGGAAGAGCAGAAGCTGATTTACAAGCGGGTTTCTCGGTTGCGATCAAACCGGGGAAGGTCCAACACCATGGATTTCGGGAAGACCAACCCGACCAATCCCCTCCAGGTCCTGGGCGATGTGTTCGATCAACAGCCCTGGCTCCTCCCCTGCACCAATGGCGTGGTCAATCTGCGCACCGGCGAGCTTCGCCAGGGTCGTCAATCCGACTATCTGATCAAATGCGCCCCAACCCCATGGGCTGGCATCGATGCACCTGCCCCGATCTGGGGACAATTTTTATCCGAAATATTCTTCAATGACGCCCAGGACGACGATGCGGAGTTGACCCATGGCCAGGAGATGATCGGCTATATCCAGCGCCTTTTCGGGTACGCCATCACCGGGCTTACGATCGAGCACGTGCTCCCCATCTTCTGGGGCCGCGGCCGCAACGGCAAGGGGACGCTGATCGAGTCGATCAACGCCGTTCTGGGTCCGCTGTCCGGACCGGTACCTGCCGAGATGCTCCTGGCCCAGCCGCAGAACAAGTCGGCATCCGCCCCATCGCCCGAGGTCATGGCCCTTCGCGGTCAGCGTATTGCCTTCGCGAGTGAGACGGATGAAAATCGGGCGTTCTCCCCTTCACGCATCAAGTGGTTCTCCGGCGGCGACACCCTCACGGCCAGGGCGCCCCACGACCGATATCAGACGACCTTCCGGCCTACGCACCTCCTGATCCTCATGACCAATAACAAGCCCCATACGCCTGCAGATGATTTCGCTTTGTGGGAGCGGATCCACCTGGTCCCCTTCAGTTGGGCTTTTGTGGACCGCGATCCGGCTGCGCCCAATGAGCACCGGGCCGATAAATATCTCCTCGAAAAGCTCAAGCAGGAGGCCTCCGCGATCCTCGCATGGATGGTCAGGGGGTGCATCGCCTGGCAGGAACACGGGCTGATGCCGCCGGCTGCGGTGCGGGCCGCAACGGAAGAATACCGCATGGACGAAGATCCCCTGGCCGGATGGATGGAGGAGTGTTGTCATATCGCCCCGGACGCCAAGGCGAATGCCACTTATCTCTACGAGTCGTTCAAGACCTGGTGGGAGGATCACGTTTCCAAAAAGGTGCCCTCCCATAAGACCTTCGGAAAGTGGATGAAGGTGCGCTTCCATTCCGAAAAACATGGCGTCTATCTGTATTACGGCATCCGGCTGTTGCAGGACAAAACCGGGTGATGTTTTGCCCCCGAGGGGGCCGATTCTGGACCATAGGACGAATTTCCCTAAGAAAGCCAAAACAAAATAGCTTTATTTTTTACGGACAAAACACGTAAGGCTCTATGGTCCAAGGTCCATTTAATAAGAATAGTAAATAATATAATAAATTTATAAAGGGCTTTACTTGATTGGTTAGATTATGAACTCAAAAAGGCGGTCATTTCGACAATGGTCCAGGTCCTCTGAAGGGCAAAATCGGCCTCTATGGTCCAGATCTGGACGATCGAGCCGGGCTCCCCGGACGTTAAATTCGAGGATGTGAATTATGCCCTTTTATCCGGTCGCCAAACCAGATGATTACCCGGAGCGGGAACAACCCCGCAGGCCATGGGATGAATGGGGGCCGCAGGAGCAGAAGGCGAATCTGATGGAGGCCCTGGGGATAAAAGATGATTTCACACAGAGGCACAGAGACACGGAGGGAAAAAGAAATGAAAAAATATAAATATTTAAAATTGAATGAGGTCATTCAAGAGGGCGATGAATCGCATCATCGATGGAAGCTATGGTTTCCGGTCACGCCAGATATGGTCGGGAAGCGCCGGAAAGACGTGTTCAGCTATAGGACCAGGGTGAGAAGGGTTTGGCAACCTCCGTGTCTCTGTGCCTCTGTGTGAGAAAGGTTTTTAATTATGACCCCATACGGTGAAAAAGCCATGATCGAGGAGCTGGCTGAGCTTCGGGCGGCGCCCCAGGGCAATCGGAACAATGCGCTTAATGTCTGCGCCTACCGGCTGGCCCAGCTCCTTGGCAAGGGCCACCTGGTGGAGCCGGATTTGGTTTCCGAACTGGTCCAGGCCTGCGACGCCATCGGGCTTCCCCGGCGCGAGGCCGAGCAGACCATCCAGTCGGCCATCAAGCGGGGCCGTGGTGTGCTTCGGGGCCCGGAACCCGGGGAGCATACGGCACCCCAGCCGGTTTATCTGCCAAAGCCCCCGCTTGCGGCAGACGATCCCCGGTTGAATGCGCCCTTTGTGCCCGATCCCTCAGGGTGCGCCCCCACTGGTATATGGCAGCAAAAGGCCGAAACCATGGTCCACTATGCCAGGGAGGTCCTCTTCAACACGCCCGCCATGGTGGCATGGCTGGCTGCCCGGGGCATCAGCGAGAAGACGGCCAAGGCCTGGTGGCTGGGTTGGTTCGGCGGGGATAAGGACGGCAAGGATCTTTTCCGCCCCAGGGAATCGTGGGGGCTCGGTCCAGATCTGAAGGACGACGGAACGCCCAAAAAACTCTGGATCCCCCGCGGCCTCGTCATCCCATGGGTGGGGGTAGACGGCATCTACCGCATCCGCATTCGACGGCCTGAGGGGGAGCCCCGCTATTATGTGCTTCCCGGGTCAATGATGGACTGCCTCATCCTTCCCCGCATGGGGGCCCGGGCCTATGTGGTGGTCGAATCCGAACTCGACGCGGTGATGATCCATGCCATGGCCGGGGACCTGATCGCGGTGGTTGCCCTTGGCAACTCCTCACGCAAGCCCGACGCCAAGGTGTGGACCTCACTCCAGGGTGCCGCCCGCGTCCTGGTCTCCCTGGATAACGATGCAGCCGGCCGCAAGGCCACGCAGTGGTGGCTCGCGCATCTTCCCGACACGGCCATGGATCATCCGGCGCCATCGGGCAAAGATCCGGGCGAGGCATTCAAAGCGGGGTCGGATATTCGGGAGTGGGTTCGGGCGGGTCTGCCGGCCGGATGGGCGACCGGAGCGATTTCCGGGTAAGGACAACCGGGGCATGTGGACCTTGGATGAAATTTTTTTGAAGAGGAGCGGGGAGAGATGAAGATTGAAAGACAATATGTTTTGACGCGAATAGCGGGGGAACCCCGGTGGTATCTGTGGGAGGGGAACGGGTTTATGGAGTGCTGTAAATATATCCTGTACGCCGGGGATGATCCGGTAACGCTGGTTGAAAAGCTCTTTAAGGCGCTGGGTGCAGAGGAGAAGAATGACCATGAATGATTTAACAAAGGAAGAAAAAATGCTCCGCCATGTGATGATAGGCCTTCTGATATGCGCAAGCTGTCAAGCCAGACTGCTCCAGGACCCGGGCTGGAGTGGGGACAGGCAGACGAATCAGGTTGAACCGAAAAAGCTGGAGAATATGGCATGAGCCCAAACGATCTGGATAAGCTGGAGTTGTGGTGGTCCTCCTGGTTCGCCGGGATGCAGTCGCGGAGGGATTGGCAGGATTTTCGGGCGGCTGTGGTGGATCTAACGGACCGGGTCGAGGTGGAAATCAGGCGTATGAGGGCTTCGGCAACCAATGGGGAGGGAACATCATGTTTGATCTGCGAATAGGGGAGATCATTGCCGGGTGCGTGCTGGGTGCGTCCATTATCGGCACGGTGGCTGTGTGCCGCGACAGGGACAGGGAGCATGACGCCATGATGGAGCTGATTCGGGCCGAGGTGCGGGCCGAGGTCAAGCGGCAATACCGCAATGTCCCCCACATCGAGGTGGAAAAGGTCTATACCCTCCACGCAACGGGCGAGGATATCGTCATTGAAACCGTGGAGGAAAAGGGCAAGCGGTAAGGTGGGAATCATGGGGCGGGCAGTGCCGGATATTATGATGCGGATTCGGGAGGTGGGCGACGTAACGCCCGGCGGCGGGGTCTGGGTAACGTTTGCGGACGGCAAAACCGCCTGCCTCCCGGTGGATGCCTGCGACTGGATCCCCGGCGCTGTGGTGGTGCCTGTGTGGCTGGCGAAGAGAATCGGACCGAAACGGCGTGAGAAACGCGAAGGAGGACAAAATGGGCGAGTTGAAATGGGCGGCCTACGCGCCGCCGACGGCGGATCAACTGGAGCGGCAGCAGAGGATCAGGGATCGGATCGAGAGGTTGTCGGTGAGGCCGATACGGGACACTCTCGGGTCGGTGCAGGATATGAAAGCGGTTCGCGTGAAAGATAAATGGGGGTTGATGTTTGTCGCGGCCATGGTGGCGCTGCTGGCGGCGACGCTCAGGCTTCTGGGATGGCTGCCATAGACATATACAGAGATCCGGGCTATTTCCGGTGCGACAGGCTCAGCGCCTGGATGAAGGGCTGCTGCAAGCATATCCTCTATGCCGGGAATAATCCGGTGGAGTTGACGCGGCGGCTGTTCACGGTTCCGGAAAGGCCTGCGGCTGAACCGCAAAGACGCGAAGGAGGCCAAGAGGAAACGGATGGATACAATGATTGATATTGAGCAAATTCATCTATCGGAGCCGTTTACCGAAATTTTTCCGGTGGACAATAAAACGCTTCAGTCGATCCGATCTAATATAGAGCAAAACGGTTATGACGAAGCAGAACCGCTGATCGTCTGGAAGCGAAACGGCAAGCTCCTCTGCGTGGACGGACATACCCGGCTAATGGCGGCCCAAAGCCTTGGCCTGGAAGAAATCCCCGTCATCGAAAAGGATTTCCAAAATGAAGACGACGCGGTGTCCTATGCGATCCACCGCCAGCGGGACCGGCGCAACCTGACCGATGCGGAACTGTGGAAGTGCATCCAGTGGATGGATAAGAGGCAACCCCGAAGCGAAGATGGACGGTTTAAGCCCGCTGCGCAAGATTGCGCACCGGTAGAACGATCCTCACAACAAACCGCGCAAGCCCTGGGCATATCCGCCCGCAAGGTGGAGCAGGCCCGAACGGTCATGGACCACGGAGACGAGACAACGAAACAGGCAATCGAGAAAGGGGGGATGAGCATCAATAAGGCATATCAACAGACGCAAAGAGAGAGGGTTGACATTGGGAATAAAAATAAAAAACCGGAAAGTCAAATACAAAGAAAGGAGGAAATCATCGATGCTGAATGTCAGCGATCGTTTGATGCTTTTTATCGAGAAATCCAAAGATCGCGTTTGGCTAATTGGGAAACGACATCAAAAGAATCATGCCTAAAAATGTTGAAGTTGTTAAATGATCTCATCACTATTGCTTAAGATCACAAGAAGATCGGGAGGTGGGAAGATGATTGATTTAAGAAAGCAGTTGATTGAAAGACGGATGATCGAGTTAGACCCGGATTTGGCGAAGCACTATTTGAAATACAATACATATAAGACGCAACGAGTCATTAGACAACCCCATGTTGCCGAACTTTGTGACAAAATAAAACATGGTTTATTTCGATTCGGCGAGGTTGCATTTGCTGAGTATAAGGGCAGCAGCATTCTGATTAACGGTCAACATGTGTGCACTGCTGTAATTGCGTCGGGCATAGCGGTGCCTTGCATGTTGGAAAAATTTAATATTCAAGATGATTTGGAGTTATCAGAAGCCTTTAGGCAATTTGAAATCCTTCCACGCAGTTTGTCCGATATGATCCGGGTAGAGGCAGATGCTTTGAAGCTGGGCTGGCCGCTTATGGTTTCATCCGTAGTTGTCGCTGCTGCCACATTAGAAAAATACGGGACCAGCAGATTAAATCACCCGGTCGGGATGACAACGCAACAAAACCTACGTTTAGTAAACAAGGATATTAAAGTTGCCCTTTTGCGAGAACACCTACATGAGGGGGAATTTATCAATCAAATATTAACGTCTGGCGGAAAAAGCCCAGCAATACAGCGCGCAAAGCATCTCAAGCGTGCTGGGGTGGTAATGATCATGATGCAAACATGGCGCAAAAATCATGAGTTAGCAACTATATTCTGGGAAAATGTGCGTGATGGCGAACAGCTAACGGGAACAATGCCTGAGAAAAAACTTAGAGATTTTTTATTAACAACCCGGGCAGTTTCTCACCAGCCAATCACGATCAGGACCATTAATCCTCACGAATATGCGTATAGATGTATTTTGGCGTGGAATGCAGCAATAAAAAATAAACCATCAAGTTTAGCATACCATGCAAATTGTGAATTACCCAAGATTGAAAGTCCCATTCTGCCTGCATATCCTCCGCAGGGGTGGCGTGAACTTTTAACTAAATGAGCGAAGAATACATCAGCTCTGCGCGAGAATAGGTTTTGATGATGCCGATGTATGACTTTATCTGTGAGGTGTGCGGGACGCCCAGGCGGGCATGGCGTGAGAATGGGAAGCCGCCACGGTTTTGCTCCATTGCCTGTAAGAAGATCGGCATGCGGGGCCAGCCAAACAAGAAGGGGTTATGGCCCATCACACCGGAGATGCACCAGGCGATACGGGAAACGTATGTAAACGGGACCGGGCAGTGCGAAGTCAAGGAACTGGCGGAAAAGCTGAAGGTCCCGCGATGGAAGGTCACACGCTATGCCCAGGCCCAGGGGTGGATCGCCCGGCAGCGGCATGAACCCTATTGGTCCGAAACAGAACTGGAAGCCCTTCAGAAGCTGGCTCGTTATTCACCTGGCATTATTCAGCGCAAACTTCGGGAGAAGGGTATCCGCCGGTCCGTCAACGGCATTGTGATCAAGCTGAGGCGGATGAACATGCGGCAGAACATCCCCGGCCACAGCGCCCGGGACGTGGCCCGCTGTTTCGGGGTGGAAATGAAAGCCATCACCCGGGCCATCAATCTTGGGTATCTCAAAGCCACTCGCCGGGGCACGGCCCGCACCGAGCGCCAGGGCGGGGATATGTGGTACATCCTGGACAAGAATATTCGGAAATACGTGTTTGAGTACTTAAATGAGATCGACCTTCGCAAGGTCGATAAATACTGGTTTGTGGATCTCATCGCCCCGGAAGACAAGAGGGGGATGTAAAGGGCGGCTATCTCGCGCAGAGACGCAAAGACGCAGAGAAGGGCGTGGGAAGAAGGATGCGAACGGATGACTGCTGTCGCTGGGTCGAAACGAATCCCGGGCTCCGTCCTGACACGGGGCTAATTTCGGGTATTGTGTCAGGGACCCGATGAGAAGGGGAATCAACCCTATCATAAAAACAGAGAAAGTTGAGCTCACTTCCCGCGTCCTTCTCTGTGTTCTCTGTGAGCTCTGTGAGAGATATCTTTTTATGGGTGAAATAAATATGGCAGAGGTGATTATCACGGATCAGGCATTCGAGGCGTTGGAGCTGATCGCATTTGACCGGCTGAGTCTGGAGCAGGCGGCCTACCGGATGGGGATCGAGCCGTGGGAGGTCAACTATCACGTCAAGGAGACGCTCTACCGGATCGATCAGGCGCGGCGGTATGGGATGAGGTTAAAGAGATAATGGGGATGGTGGCAATGATTAACCCGGCATGGCGGGGCCATAGATGTGGGGAGTGCTATGGCCGACAAATTCGACAAACTGTTAGAGATTGCCTCCGATGCGGACAAGGCGGAGCTGAAGATTTTGCACAATGCCTCGGTCTCCTGCCTCAAGGCGTACAATGCCGAGCCGACAGCGGCCAAAAAGCGGGACCTGGACGCGGCCCGGGAGGGGTTGGAGGAGGTGTTCGACCGTCTCTGGCCGGTATATTTTCCCGATGCCGAGCGGTTCAAAAATCTGCTCGAAGCCATGAAGTACCTCAAGGGCCTCGGATACAAGATCGGGAAATCCAAGATTTACAAGGATGCCCAGGACAAACAGATCCGGGTGCAGGCGGATGGGTGTGTGCTCAAAAAGGACGCGGACGCCTATGCCAAGACCCTGCGCCTGCTCGGGGACCCGCTCAAGGGGTTAGAGGCATCTCAGGTCCGCAAGGCCGAACTGGAAAACGCCAAACTGGAGCAGCAGATCGCGAACCTCAAGTTCGAGCTGGCGATCAAGGAAGGGGCATATGTGCCGCGACAGGAGGCGGACATGGCCCGGTGCGGGGTGATCAGCATCATCAAGACGAATACGCTCAATCTGTTTCAGACCATGACGGGCGACTGGATTGCCCTGTCCGAGGGGAACCCGGCCCGGATCCCCCGCGTGATCGATGCCATGACCGGGGATTTCCTGGACCTACTGGATCGCCTGGCCAAGGTGGATGAATTTCAACTGACGGCATAATGGCATGTCTCACGCAAAGGCGCAAAGAACGCAAAGGAGGGCAAAAAACATATGCTCACACGGAGCCACGGAGAACGCAGAGGTATGCCAGCCCGAGGGCGGAAAAAAATCATGAATACTGAAACGACATCGCCGCCCTCGGGATTGGCATCACCGTCTTGAACCCATAAAACGTCCTTCTTTGTGGTCTTTGCGGCTTTGTGTGAGAAACAGGTTTTGGTCTTATGATTTCAACGGCGATACAGATTGACCCGAAAGATTCCTGGTGGTCCGGGGTTCCCGTTCCTGCGGACGGATACCGGTTCACGTTTTCCGATGCCGAGCGCCGGATCATGCGGCGGCGGAAAAAGATCCGGGTGTCCACCTGGGCAGCGCGGCACCGGATCATATCGACGGGCAAATTCCAGGGGAGCTGGCGCAACGAGGTCACGCCGTACCTCGTGGGCATCATGGACGCCATGGCCTTCTCCTCTGTGCGCACGGTGATCATCTGCGCGGCGCCCCAGATCGGCAAGACCGAGGCGGTCAACAACTTCATCGGATGGGCCATCGACCGGGCCCCGGGTCCCGTGCTCTACGTGTATCCGGACGCCCTGACCGCACGCGAAAACTCCAAGGACCGCATCCTTCCCATGATCGAGGAATCTCCCCGCTTAAAGGGCTATATGACAGGCTGGGAGGACGACAAAACATCGCTTAGAATCGGTCTGGTGCACATGCCCATCTACCTGGCCTGGGCCGGGTCCGCCGCCAGGCTGGCCAACAAACCGATACGCTATGTGGTGTTTGACGAGACGGACAAATATCCGCCCGTCTCGAACCTGCGCGAGGCCGACCCCATTTCGCTCGGGGAGAAGCGCACCGTCACGTATCGGTACGATCACAAGATCATCAAGCTGAGCACGCCCACGATCGAGGCGGCGCCCATATGGTTGGCCCTGGAGGGTAACTCCCATCAGAATATCGCGCCCGAGGCCGAGGAGGTCTTTGACTATCATGTGCCGTGCCCCATGTGCGGGGAATATCAGCGCATGGTGTATGATCAAATCCGGTGGCCGATGGGGGAAGGGAAGGGGACAACGGATCGCGGCTCAG